ATTAAGTCTACAGATTAATTTCTGTGGGTCCTATGTTGGATCGAAGTGGCTTTTAGTCACGCCGAGTACTCTACTAGCCGGGAGTATAAACTAGGACCTGGGCAATTAGTCGCCTGGCACACGTAAAGTGCACGACTGTCCAGGAGGTGAGGTACCAATGTTAGTTAACAAAGGTCCTTTCCGACGTGTAGCTCTACGGAACTACATCTCCCAAATGAGCACACCTAACCCAAAGGTTGTGTTCGACGACTACGTGGCTGAGTTGATTAGGGCTCAAGGGTTTTCGTGGGAGGAAGATCCTAGGTCTATCTACGATCCTCAGCAATTGTATACTGCGCTCGAGCGGTATGCGACAGAACAGGTGCCTACTTGGGATGTGCACTTGGAATACGGGTTTAGAAAGGCTTTTAAAATATTTGCTAAACCTCGGAACCAAGAGTATATGCGTGTTCTTCGTGAACAGAAGGTAGTCACTGAGGCGCTTAAGCTCTCGAAAAGTTCTGGACTTCCATTGATGACGACTAAGGCTGATTCATTGGTCTATTCGTTTGATAGGGAGGCTCAGATCAGGAAGGGACTTAAAGCTCCGAACCCATGTGTAGCTTACAAGCGAACACAGAAGGGAAACAAGACCCGGCTTGTCTGGGGCTATCCACTAGAAATGGTTATAATGGAGGCTAGGTTTGCACGACCTCTCATTGATCACTTCAAAGTCGTTCGTACGCCAATGGCTATCGGTATGACTAAGTGTGAGATGGGAGCCAAGATTCATAACTCTTTCGAACAACAACCTGGAACAACTATCTGCTTAGACTATTCAAAGTATGACACTACCATTAGTGCAGAAATGATTCGTCGAGCCTTTGTGATCCTTGCGACTTGGTTTTCAAGGACTGAGCAGAGAATGTTCGGGTGGGAAACAGTGATCAAGTACTTCATACATACTCCTATCGTTATGCCAGATGGGAATCTGTACGTTGGAAAGAATCATGGTGTTCCCAGTGGATCTTACTTCACTCAGCTGATTGATAGTGTCGTAAACGTTGCTCTTTGCTATGCATTGTCTCACCGGTTTGGCTTTGAATTTTCAGAGCGAGGCGTGTATGTTTTGGGCGATGATTCTATCATGAAAGTTAGAGGTAAGTTTTCTCTTCCTGAGATGGCCAAGTATCTCGCTGGTCATGGTCTGATTCTTCATGATGATGACAAGACTGTTGTGGGAGAAGAGCATTTCTTGGGTGCGTTCTGGAAAAAGGGAAAGCCTGATTCTCCGTTGTCAGAATTGACTAAGAAAGCCGTCTTTCCTGAGACTTTCAGGGATTATGAAGGGAAACCTTCTGAAGGAGCCGAAGACGTGCTTCGAAACTATGCGACGAGTTACCTCAGCGCATGGAAGCTGGTTCCAAATTCCAGGCCGTGGTTCATGGTGGCGCTTGACAAGCCAGGGATAAGGAATGATCTCAAGCCTAAGCATTGGAGTGCATCCGATCGATTCTTCTTTGAGGAATACAAGCAGTTCGTGCCATTGCGTAGGTGTGAGCCGACTATCAGCCTTAGGTTTTTGCTGTAG